CTCTTAATCTCATACAATAGTTATTATGCTTGTGCTTCACCCCAACGTAGAATAACGTTACAGTTGGTGTTAGTACCTGCTACCTTGTACACGTTGATGGCTAGTACGTCAGGACCATTAGGGAATGTACCACGTCCACCGATACTTGTACTAGTAAGTTCTTTCAATGTGTCCAAGCTCAATGTACTGGTTTCTCCCGGATTAGCAATAAAGGAGAATACCTGTTCACCTGGCAAGGCAAACTGCGCACCAAATTTAAAGTCTGCGTTACTGCCTGCACTGATAGTGGCATTGGCGGCCTGTGTGAATGTGATACGAAAAGAAGTGGCTCCAATCACACTGGCAACAGTAAACGCAGTAGCAGTGCCAGTGCCAGTGCCAGTTACAATCAGTGTACCGGCCACACTTGATGTTACCACAAATGTTCCATTGTAAGCACCGCCAACAACACCACTCACAGTTACGCTTGAACCCACTGGATACACTGTGGTGCCTGTTAGTGTGTAAGTTTGTGTAGTGCCGCTACCACTGCTGGCTGCGGCAGATACCGCACTGGCAGTACCGTTAAATGTGCGTGTGGCCACTTGTGTCACAGCTGAACCTGCTGGGAACGCGGTAAACGTTGAGTTTAGTTTGGTACCAATAGTTGCACCGCTGGCCAACCAACTTGCACTGGTAAAGAACAAAAAGTTCTTGCTTACATAAGTGGCCGCACTGCCTGAAGCTGTAGCAGTGACCGCAATGTCATTACCACTACCGCTGGTACTGTTGGCGTTGGCGTTGGCACTCATAACAATTCTAGTATGGCTGGTTCCGCCAATGCTGATATAACTAGGAGTTACACCATTGATAGTTTGTCCACCAGTAATAAATGTATTAACACTCAATAAATCACCCACAGCAATACCGCTGAATAACCAGTCGGTATCTGTCACTAAGAAGTCACTACGGGTCGCGCTCAATGCTCTGGCATAGGTTGAACTGGTCGCACTGGTGGCAACAATTGCTATGTTATTACCTGAGCCCGCTGGGCTGGTAGCATTGGCCAGTCCACTCATGATAACACGGGCATAACTTACACCTGCAACTGTTGTGTAGTTGGCAGTGATGTTTGAAATTGTTTGACTGCCGGTAATATAAGTGGCCACTGCCAACACGTCAGTAACGGCCGCTGTTGTGGCCGCATATTCTGTTTGAGTTATTAAGAAATCACTACGAGCCACGTGTAAAGCTGTGTTATAATTGGCCGCTAGACTACTTGTAAATGTCACCGTGATATTTTGTGCGCCGTTAGTGGCCGCCGCAGGACTTGTGGCTGTACCTACTGCACTTATGCCGATACGTGTGTAATCTGTTCCATCAATAGTAACATAATTCCGTGTGATAGCGTTGATAGTTTGTGCGCCAGTCAAGTAAGTGGACGCACTCACAGTATCACCAATGGCCAGTGGTGTGGCCGCTGTGAACCCATCAAAAGCTGTAGTGGTAATCAAGAAATCATTACGGCTTAAACTGATAGCACTGTTGTATGTGAGATTATAAGGACTCACAATTGATAATGTCACGTTGTTGCCTGAACCAGCTGTGCTTGTTGTGCTGGGTGCTGAGTTCAATACAATACGAGTGTATATACCACCATTAAAACTAGGCGTAATACTGCTGATTGTTCTGCCTCCAGAAACGTTGGCACCTGTGACACTGTCACCTAGTGCTGGTAATGGACTTATTGCACTAAATTCTGTATTGGTAATTAAAATGTCGGTACGCACAGTATTGGTGGCATTTTGATATCTGGTATTGGTACTTGTTGTGGCAGTTACGTTGTTGCCATTTCCACCTGTACTGGTCACAACAGGATTGTTACTCAACACAATACGTGTATAGATGCCGCCGCTGAATGCTCTAGTAATGCTTACAATGGTTGTGGCCGCATTAAAGAATCCACCTGTCAAACTGTCGCCTGGTTGGATAGTGGTAGTCAATGCATCGTATTGTGCGTTGGTGATCAAAATATCATTACGGCCAGTATTGGTCGCATTGATATAATTGTTATTGCCGTACGGTTGGCCAACGTTGAATCCTCTTGCTGTTAGTGTTTGAGCAATTGGAGTATATGGGTTGCCGCTTGTAAATCCCAATGCTGTGATGCCAGCAGTTGAATATCCAAAACTCTGTGCGGCTCCAGTTTGTGTCACAGCACTGAAACTTCTAGCTGTTAATGTATTGGTAACTGGTGCAAAACTTCTTGCAGTGATTGGTGTTGTAAATGCACCCTGAACCACAGCACTACTGGTACTGGTGTTGCCACTCCATGTTACAGATCCACCTGAGGCAATCTGCGCAAAACTTGGCTGTCCACCTGCCGCACTGGACGACAATGTGGTCCAGGTAATTTTAGTAGGATCAGTTGGGTAGTTGATGGGATTTAAAATGCCCTGTACAACAATTGCACCGCCGCCTGATACTGAATCACTTGCAATGGTAATACCAGATAGTAACAATTGCGCACGATTTAATAATTCTCTTTCACCCAAGTCGCCTACAATAGCGTTACTTACGCTGGGTGCCAGACGGATCAAGAAGGAAGTGGCCGGATCAACGCTGGCTGTTACACCAGTGGATGCGTAGTTAAAAATGTATCCGCGATCATTGTCAAACTGTCCGTCAATCATAAATGCTGAACCCCAGTGACTGATGATAGGAGTAATTGTATTACTGATCAATACCACACCCTGGCCTTTTGCATGACTGGCCGCTGGACCTGCGGTAAATGTTCTGTTAGATCCTGCTACAAATTGTGTCAATGGTGCGCTTCTTACACAGTTTAATAAATTTACACCGTCATTGTTGGTATAACGAATCATTTCGTTTTCAATCATCACAGTGCCAGCAGTTGGAAAGAAAAATGCATTATCCAATGGAATAGTTGTGACACTACTGTTAATGGCACTGGCCAGTGAACTTCTTGCACCTTCATTGATAACTTCATAACGAACTGGTTGGTTACCAGTACGCATATATGCTTCAGTGTTCACGTTGCTGTTACGGAAACGATGTGCAAATACATAATCGCCTGTTGGACCACGTAGCATGAAGTCAATAAAACCAGCACCATACCATGTCCATTGCATACCAATCATTTGCATTTTTGTCACATCTAAACTGTAGCCGCTTGGGCCTGAACCATTTAATGGATCCAAGTTCCAGCTTTCTTGTGGAACTATCAAGTCAACAGTTTTACATGCTTTGGCACCAACTACATCGGTTACTCCTCTATAGTCAGGACTCACAGATATGTTGGTATCGCTGATAACGTTTGTAACCACATGGCTCATTCCGCGAATAACAATGCGATCGCCGGATATCAATTGTTGTGTAAATCTAGTGTTTGTTCCTGTGACGGTGTTGCCGTTAGCCGGAATGTTAATAATGCCTGCAAGTTGGAAAGTACTGGAACGTTTGACCAACGCCATTCGCATGCCGTCATATTGATAAAACATACCGTTCTGGTCGTCAAATGTGCCTGAACGCACAGTTGCACCATGCCAGTTGCGCACACTCATTACGCAAGGACTACCAATAACAGCAGTAGTGGCTCCTAAAGATGTAATTGCAACTACTTTTAACACACGCTCATTTACAATGTTAGTTACAGTATAAACTCCGTTATAGCCGGTGGTTGTAACTCCACTAATTTGAATTGCCGCACCAACTTGGCATCCGTGATCCACATCATCGCTAGTTAATGTAATAACAGATCCCACTGTGGTACCTGTGGATGTTAAACTTTGAATATCATAGCTAGGAGCAAACAATGCACCAGTGTTGTAGGATACACCTTTACCTGATTGGTAACGAATATATTTCTTACTCATACGAATTGCCACTGCACCGTGAGCTGGGCCGCCAGTTCCTAGTTGTACGCCGCCGTCCAATGGTCTATGCACATAATAACTGTCAGGACGACTATAAACAGAACCAAACAAGGTGTTGCTGATTATGCCCGGAGATCTAGCAGTGTATCTAATAGTACTGCTAGTTGGAGCTTGCTCTACAAAATACGGTCCAGATGCTAATTGAGCATTTGAACCGGTGCTACTAATTGTAACAGTTATGCTATCTCCAGGAATAAATCCATGAGGGCTAGTAAACTGAATTTCAATGGTCGCAATACTGGTATAGTTGATAGACGTAGCACTTGTAATGACGCCTGTGGTTACATCATTGATTGAAACAGCACTGATAAAATCTTTGTTAGGTGCTATTACTGGACTACCTGCTATAGTAAATGCTGTGATGGCGCCGCCTGCTTGGACAGTTAATACACGAATCACAGCACTCGTAGCGCCGCCTCCTATAGTAATAATTTCATTGGCAACGTATCCTTGCCCCGCCTCATTTACAGCAATACTTGTTACAATGCCACCATTTGCGGTGTCGCATCCAAGAATATCAACAGTTAGTCCAGTACCGCTTGCACTTGCTGTTGTGGCTAATCCAATTTCTGTTCCCGTATATCCAGTGCCGCCCACCAGTGTAGCTGTATCAAATGTGTCTACGGAATTGATATTGCTGGCAGTTGTTACTGTAATGGTTATGTCATTGCCAGTGGTAACCCCTCCAACACTTGTTCCCAAAATAGTAATAGTATTTGTGGCAATATACCCGTTGCCGGCTGAAGCACCGATCACTGCTGAATAAGCAAGACCTATTCTGGATACATTAAAGATTGCGCCTGTGCCAGTGCCTGAAGTGACACTTTGTGATAATCCGTTGTATGTTTGGTTTGTTCCTAAAATTCCGCTAGTTAGTGGCCCACTTAGTCCAACGGTATTAGTAACTACAGTTGTGACTTGTACAGCAGATCCGTCCCCCCGATTGAATACCAGGCCTGGAAGTATTCCACTAGTACTAGCAACTATCAACTGAGTATCACCAGCTTGGGCAGTTGTTGTTAATTTGGTAGTGGCAACAACTCCGCCANTGCCTGTGATTGCTGTGATTTGTGTGCCAGTACTGATGCTGGTTCCGGTTATAGGTGCTCCTAGTACTGGAGCAGTGCCGGTAAATCCAAAAAAGTTACTGCCCGATGGACTGGCCAATGATGTGGTAAATGTTCCAGATTGTCCATTTGAATACACGTTGAATGACGGGTTACCAACTGTTGAACCTGTATAAAATCCTGCACTGCGTAGCTGGGTATAGCTAGAACTTAACAATGTTGGGTTAACTGTGCCAACTTTGCTTTTTGCATAATATGAGAATACGTTACTGGATGTAACAGTAGCAACAATAAATGTTCCCTCAGCACGGCTAAATCCACTAACACTGCTGGCCAATGCTTTGATTGTGAACACATCACCGACCGCAAAGGCGTGAGCGGCCAAAGTGGTAACTGTAAGTAAACTTGCTCCAACACCAGCTGTGCCGTTGGATGCATCTGTAAACACACTCACAACAGCTTTGTCACTGCCTGGTATTTCGTACACGCTTGGATAATTGCGCATCATGGAGATGGTCTGCCATTTGGTTGGTTGTAATCCGTACTCAAAGTCAGCGTCCAACATGCTTTGTGGAATACCAACTTTGGCACGTTCCATAGCATCTGTGCCAATGCTGTTTAAACGGACTGTTTGTTCTTTGCCTTCGACAAATATTTGAATATTGTCAGTCACCATCATTCCAGTAGTATCTACATTGAATGTCAGTGTTGTAATTTGTTCGTTGCCAAATAATGCACCAGCAAAATCACTATCAAAGTTACTGCTGTATGTTACTTGGCCTGCACTGTCAGTGTCTGCAAAGTTGTATAAAATAACATTGCGACTGGCATTAGTGATCAATAAGAAATCTTTAATTTTATAAAACCCAGGAATTTTAACATATCCTTGATTTGAAATTAATGTAGGTAAATTGCTCAAGCCGGATGTAATAACGTTGATAACAATATTGGTTAACGCTACAAAATGTGCGCTGGCTCCTAATTCTGGCGTATATGATTGATTAACAACTTGGAACACTGTTGTGTTTCGAGCGGTGGCCGCTATGTTAGTTAAAATATAATTAGAGATTAGATCTCTAATAAAAGTGTGTGCTGAAATTTCAGGGCCTCGGTCGCCGTCAACTTGAGGATAGCCGTTGTCAAAATATTTACTTGCATTGAAATATGTTTGTCTGTTACCACTGTGTTTAAGGTCGCTGATATAACCTTCTAACACATAGCTGACGTCTCTGCGACATTTTTCTGCATTATAGGTGTAATAAGCGAACGGTGCAATATTATTAGCAACATTGTAGGCAATATAAGCAATAACCTCTTCTTGTACAAAGCGTTTGTTTGCATCAATAAGTGCCACTGCTTGAGTTAGCAACATACCTCCTTGATTATTTGGACTAACAACAGCGGGCAATGAACTTAATCCAACATTAATTGAATTGATAATGTAATTCATTAGGGTTGAACTTCGAGTAATACCCAATGCTTCGCCCGGATTATCAGTAGTTGATTGTGTTACTGTTGAATTTAATCTGGTATATGTTGTGTTAGTTAAAATAAAATTAGTAATGCGGCCGCGTAACCAAGTTTTAACATCAACCTCGATTGCAGGAGTAAGAACTTGTGTAACACCAGCAATATAATAATTGGCGCCTGTCTGATAAACTAAGCTGTTTCCGCCGTAAGTTAAATCATAAACTATGGCATCTATATTGTAACCAATATCAAGTTTTTGTTTGTTAGATTTGGTAGCATCGTATGTGTAGTTGTAATATGGACTGCCGTTGTTAGCCACGTTGGCAATTATTTGCGCAAGAATATATGCGTTGGTTTCAGCAACAAGGAAAGCTCTGTTAGCAGTTAATAGTGCTACTGTTTGTGGATACTGATTGTAAGCTGGAGGAATTGCTCCTGGTACAAACTTATAATTAGATATTTGTTTCTTTGACATTTATAATTTTCCTTGTTTAGCTCATTGCAATTGCAAGTGCAATGGCTTTTACATCTACATATTTTTTATTTGTTGCGTGTGTTGCTAGCGTTGGTTTAGTACTTATCACAGCATTGCCGCCCACTGTGACATCATTGGTTGTTGTTACAGTACTGGTTGTTACGGATGTACTTGCTACAGTATTTGCTGTGACATTACCAGTCACATTACCTACTACAGCACCAGTATGAGTTCCAGTAGTGTTACCAGTCACATTACCTACTACAGCTCCAGTATGAGTTCCAGTAGTGTTACCAGTCACGTTGCCTACTACGGCTCCAGTATGAGTTCCAGTAGTGTTACCAGTTAAATTTCCGCTGAATGTACCAGTAGCAATGCCTGTAAAGGTTGGGTTAGTAAATATTGAAGCTGTACTTTCGAGGCTTGGTGGTTTTACTTCCCATGCTACGCCATTCCAAAACCACATGTCTGTGCCTACTATCACAGTGTCATTTATTGCGGGACTATTGGGGAAATTTATTGCCATGGTGTGTCCTGTTTTGTATATTTAATCATTAGATTGCTGATATATCTTTGATGGTAATTGTGCCAATCATGCCACCGTGACTTTGACAGAGGTAGCCATATGTACCGCTGGTACCAGCTGGAATTTTCCAATACAAAGTACCTGATTGTTGTGCTTGAGCTGAAGCACCTGTGGTCACTGTGCCACTAGTGGTAACATGCACTAGACCAGTGCTGTAGTTCGAGCCTGAAAAACGTATCAAGAATGGATGGCCGCCAGCACCCGCTAAATTAAATGCTATGGTAGTTCCGCTGATAGCATATATAGTTGGATTATTACCACTGTATTGGTCAAACAAGTATGCACTGATGCCACTGGCAGTGACATCCAATCTGGTTATTGCTGGCAAATAGATTTTGTCTACAGTTAAACCTGCGACATCTGATAGTCCGCTAAATGCTGTTGCACCACCTCCCGAGTACTGCGGTATATTCAAAGTACCACTACTGAATGTGGCCGCACCACTTGACCCAGTAGTGGTCAATGTGATAGGTGCTTGATAGTCAGTTCCAGCTGTTGCGGCTGTAAGAGCATTTGCTCCATTGCCTTTCACAATACCACTGATAGTGCCAATAGGTGCTTGATAATCAGTTCCGGCAGTTGCGGCTGATATGGCAGTGGCATTGCCTTTTAGTAGTCCGGTAATACTTGTTGTTATAGTGATTGCTGGAGTTGAACTGGCAGTGGCCACAGTGCCAGTAAATCCATTTGCAGAAGTAACACTTACACTAGTAACTGTACCAGCGCCTGCGCCTCCGGCTGTGGCATCTGCATCATTGATCCAAGCTGAACCGTTGTATTTCAATACTTGTCCAGTGCTGGGTGTAGTGATAGTTACATCAGTTAAACTATCTAAATTGGACGCAGTGGAAATTGAAACAGTGCCACCCAGGCTCACACTAGTACCATTTATTGTGATACTGCTGTTGGTCAATGCACCATTGCCAATATTGGTAATAGTGTTTGATGTGCCACTTATGGTTTTGTTGGTCAGCGTCTGGGTGCCAGTCAAAGTGCTGACCACTGCGGTGTCAATGGCCAATGATATAGCGGTACCGGCTGATCCAGCTGATCCGCCTGTGATACCCGATCCAGTTTGTACACTGGCCACATAGTTACCTGAAGTTCCGGCACCTAAAGCAACTGTGCCAACTGTAGCTGAGAGGGCGTTGCCTGCGTCATTATAAACAAAAGTGATACCGGTTTGGGTACCGTTTGCAAACAGCGAAGCAGTTCCGTCTTGAGCTTCATCTAAAGTGATGCCACCACCACTACCACCACTTGCGGCATTTATGGTATACACGCCATTTGTGCTTGATACAGTTACATTGGTGCCAGCTTGAATACCAGTGACTGCAACATCTGATAATAGAGCCAATGGTAACCAGTTAGCAGAATGTGCTACATATAATCTTCCTGTAGCATGTACGTGCGCCACCATGCCGTGCCACGTGGCCGCAGGTGCTTCGGTGTTAAGATCTGCTAAGGTATCCCAATGAAATCTCACATAATTTTTTTGTGCTGAAACTTCCAGTTGACCNTTGATATGCAACATGCTCATACCATCATGTGAATGCCAGTACACTTCTGCTAGATCATCCACTGTGGTTCCATTGCCAGCATAGTAGGCAAGTTTGCCTGCCAAGCCAGTGTTTACTGTGCCGCTTCCACTTCCCCCAACCCCAGTACTGAAGCTAGGAGTCATGGGCTGAATCCATTGTGTGCTATTACCATCGTTGTAATAGATATAAAGTTTACCTGAGCTAGTGTTGAACCACAATGTGCCAATTTGTGCTGTTGGTGCTACAGGCGGTGTATCCCCTAAAACAGCACCAATACCAGCACCAATGAATTGACTAGCAGTTACAACACCTGTTCCAAAATTAATACTTTTGTTTAATGCCGTGGTTTTGATATTGGCCAAGTCACTTCTAAGAATCTGCATTCCGCCAAGATTATCACCGTCCATCAAACGTAAAGTACCATTAGTGGCATCGTAGACTATCTCGCCCTCTTCAAACGAATTTCGATTTAAAGTTATGGCGGCTTGTCTTTGTAATCTCAGTGCTCTTATTGGTAACATTCTTTGTCCTTTTAGTATTTAAGCTAAATTAGCAGGAGTACCATAGTAGGTGTTGCCTATAATGTAAGGAAACACTGGTTCCAACAATGAATTTAATGTGATAAAATACGCATAAGTTCCGTTAGGATAATCGGGAGTAACGCAATAACGTCCGTTATGCTGATCCAAATCTCCGCTAGCTGTGTAACTATAATCTTCAATAAAAATACCCAGGGGATATAATGTTGTATTGCTAGCTGTGGTTCCTTCACGGCTGACCGCAGAATTTAAAGTATAACCAGACCCCATTCGTTTTACACCACTGGTATTGTTTGTTGCCACACCATAACCATATGGTCCGTACACAGGGTATCCGTCTGCGCTAATACCTAATATTTTACTATGTCCGTCAGCATGAATTAGGCCGCTTGAAAGATATTTGATAACACTGGTTTCAGCTAGACCAGTAGCGCCCTGTACTCCCGAACTGTGTCCTATACCAGTTAGCCACGCACTAAAGAACGATCCATCGTGATAGTGATACTGATTCGGCGGCGCCGCGTGACCTCCTGCTAAATCTTCACCAAAGGTGTATCCTAAATTTTTACCTGCTGAACTGGCTGCATTGTATTGCCACGTTGGCGCTAACAAGTTAGGGCCGCTTGGTCCGCCTCCTTGTGCGCTGGGATTAAACATTGCAACACCGTTGAGCCATACACCAATTAGGCCAGCGCCTGTTGCTGTGGTGGACCCTTCTGTATTTGTTCCGCCACGATATGGCCACGATAAATTAAAATTTTGCGCGGCTCCTGTATTTACGGCTATCGAATTTCCATAACTATGATAAGGTAGGCCTGTGGCAATTAATGCCACATTACCACTATTAAACGACCATGTGCTTACATTCTGAACCCTGGTGCCACCGCCCAATTGTGTAGCAGTTGCTACACCGGATATATTTGGCCCGGTAAACAGATAAGAAATGATCGATCTTTTTGTAGCGGTGTTTGCTAAACTTCTACCAGATATAGATGCAATACGTGGCATAAGTTATCCGTATGTACTCAAACTACCAGTAACAATCCATGTACTGTTAAAACGTAAAATTGTAAATGATACGAAATCGGTTTTTGTTGAATTACCGCTAGGAGCACTGCCACCTAACCAACTGATTACTTGAGCAGATCCATTGATTTGTATTGCGCTTGGTAAAAATGCTGTTGCGCCCTGTGTAATAATGATAGTCACGACCGTTGCTCGATTGTTTGTTGTTGGTATATTTGTAAAGTTTGCAGTAAATCCTGCTACCACACCAGCATGATACCATATTGCGCCGGTTGAAAAATCATGAGTAACAATGCCTGTGGCTCCTAATTTAGTATTAAGAACTTCGGTACTTTGTTGTAATATCGTTGTTGCAGACACAGTAAACACGTTGTTGGTACTGTCCCATGATAGTCCTGCCGCATCATCAACTGCATTGGTATTACCTGGATAAAATGCTAAAGAATTTGCAACCCCAGTGTTGACTGATCCGCTTCCGCCACCGCCACCTCCAGTAGCACTGATCACGCCTGCATTGATAGTTATAGATGATCCATCCACTTTGACACCACCCAAAATTCCAGTACTTGCAGTTGGCAATGCGTATGTGCTCACACCGCCGGAATAGGACAAACTGTTCCATGCAGTGCTTCCATTTCCGTATTTTATTTTTAAAGTATCTGTTTCTAATCCGGGTTCGCCCGAAGCCAGCGTGGGATTAACGCTAGTCCAATTAGCCGCGGTATCTCTGCGTAACTTAATCAATGAAGCCATATGAATTCCTATTGTCTAGTACTATATTTATCTATAGTTAATTTAAGGTACAGCCAAAAAAAAAGCCACTAAACAGTGGCTTTTTATTATATAATTGTAATTATGAGCCGTGCCAAGCAGTTCCAGCTTCTTTGAGACCTTCTAGATGTCCGTGTGAATAATGACTGTGATGCGGAGTTCCAACACTATGACTTGTCATATGTTCGTGATTCAATAGGCCATCGCCAAAACCGTGATGCAATGCGGCTTTGCATTCTAATCCATGGCATCTGTCAGCAACATGACTGTCTCCCAGGCCTTCTGCAAGATCTGTACTAGCGGCGTCTGCACCTTGCTGTTTTCCTGATGCAACACGATCCAAATTCTTTTGACGTCCGCTAGAAATATATGCGGCCATGGTTTCTGGAGTAAACTCACCGGTTACTGGCAAATGTAACGATTCCTGGAATTCTTCAATTGCAGTTTTAAGGGCTTTGAAAGCATCCGGATCTATAGTTAATCTGCTCAAGGATTCGTCATCCACTGGCCCAGCAGTTGGAGCCTCTGGCTTTTTGGTTTCTCCATCTTCATTCAAGATGTCTAAATACTTGCGGAATATATCTCTTTGTGACATAGTTAATTTCTCTCTTTATGTATTTATTCAAAAATACGACACTGGTTTACAGTGTATTTAGTTAATAGTCATCCGAATCACCGGGTATTTTATTTAAAAGTTCCCGTAATTTTGAACTTTCAACTTGTGCAGTTACTTTGGCAACTGGCTTGCCCTGCCCAGGATCAGAGGATATTTCTGCACTTGTAACAGTGGTTTTTTGCTTTAAACTGTCAATAAAACTACTGCCAGTGCTACGCATAGCTACCTGAGTATCATCTTCTAAACAGTCTGTAATACGCAAAGTATCCACGTTAAAGTCCAAATCAATTTTCATACCAACGCCCGAACTACTACGTGTTTTCATTAGTTGGATTTGATAACGTCCACGCTCACGCATGGCCCTGCTGGTAAAGATACCAAACACGTTGTCCGCAGTTTGGATTTTACTTAGTCCACCCGAGATATGACTGTGGTCAAACTCAACTTCTTCAACAGCACCACGATTCAACTGTGCGGCTGTTACAAACACACAGTTCTTTTCCACTGCAAGATTTCGCAGTTCTTCCGACACATATTTGTCTTTCACAAACAAGTTTTCAGCACTAATTTTCTTACTTAGTGGCATCAACAAGTCCATGTAGTCAACTAATAGTACGTCAACTTTACGGCCCATTTTAATCTCGTACTCTTTCAAATAAGCACGAATGTCATTGGCCGTCTTACCACTAGGCATGTACTTGACTTGTAACTGTCCGGATTTCTTACCAATCATTTTGACTTTCATTTCAACATCATCAATGTTCTTGAAAATCTCTCTTGTGGGTATACCAGTCACCATAGCATCCACACGCATACTGACCAGTTCTTCACTTAACTCAAGTGTTAAGTAGATTACGTTAAGTCCAGCAAGAGCATAATTGACACCAAGATTAGCCAAAAATAAGGATTTACCAGCACCGCTACCGCCCGCCCAAATGTTGAGCTCGCCGCGGTTAAAGCCTCCAAACAACTTGTCATCAACGTTTTTCCAACCTGTAGAAATTTGTCCATTTTTATCCTTGATAGCCATTAGTCTAGCACGGGGATCTTTAAAATAATCTGTGCCCATGTCTCGTTGTAAACCAACTTGTACTGCTTGTTTAATCTTTTCTTCTACTGGACCGTACTCACCTTTTTCCAGCAAATCCGCACTTTCTAAGATAGCTCGCTCGAGACCTTTGTGTCTAATAAATGTTTCAAAGTCATTCATTAGCCATTCAAAGTGTTCTTCACGTAAATCAGTTGCGGCCTTTAGTGTACTACCAGTTGCCGCATTAATAATATCCGGTGTGGGCAATACATTGTTATCGCTCACATAAGCAGTTAAGAACTCTGCGGCTTCTTGCAAACGTCTGTCAAATAACTTGCTGTCAAAAATACTCTGACATCTTACAAACGTACCAGCATCTGCCAACATCATTTCCAAATACACACGCTGAATATCATAACCGTAATCAACGTTTTGTCTTGCTTTATTTTCTTGTTTTTCACTCATACTTTATTATACACTCTAGTTAAACACCTTAACACCGTATTGGCGCTCAAAGTTTTTTGCATCTGCATGATTATTCACCATGGGCTTGCCTTTGATATTTAGACTGGTGTTCAGTAACATAGGGCATCCAGTTTCTGCATACCAAAGTTCTAACAGCTTTCTAAACGGGCTTCCATCGTTTGGTACAGTTTGTACACGGCTAGTCCCATCCCGATGCACAATGGCAGGATAGTGGTCGGAATGTCTACACCGAGCAACCACTTGCATATACCTACTGCTACTCCAACCAGTAGGCATATCAAAGTACTGATCCACATGCTCTTCAAGTATTGCTGGGCCAAAAGGTCTAAATTCTTGTCGCTGTTTGATTGCATTTACCCTGTCCTTAATGTCATTACCACGAGGATCGGCAAGTAGACTTCTATTGCCAAGAGCCCTAGGGCCAAACTCTGCCTTGCCCCGCGCTAGTCCGCAAATTTGATGTTGTGTAATATATTCTACAATTTCTGTGTTAGTGGATCGATAACCCATGTCATAACCTAAAAAGGGTGTAAAGTCTTTGGGACTAATACGCCACTCTGGGTTATGCGCCAGAACTGCTCCGATGGCACTGCCGGCATCGCCTGGATTAGGCATAATCCATGTATTAGCAAAGTACTTGCCAGTAAGCGGGTTAGCACTACAATTCAAAGCACACCCACCCATCAATACTAGATTCTTACTGCCAGTAAGTTTTAATCCCTGCTGTAATATTCTATCAAACGTCATTTCATATACTTGTTGGGTAGCGGCCGCAATATCAAAATAATCTTTAATAATTAAATCAGGTCTCCATCGCGGGCAACCTTTATGTAAGTTTTGTTTTAATCTAAATGCATGACCATAATCGTCATTGGGTAATTCTACCAAGTCTGACAATATATCGTGTGTAAGTCTATTGGGATTACCGTATGCCGCCATACCCATAAGGATATATTCTTCCTCGTTGGGTTTTAAGTGACAGCGTTGCGTCATAGCAGAATAAAAAAGACCTATACTGTGTGGATAACTTTGGCTAGCAAGTTTCTTAAGTTTGTTGCCAGTGCCTTGCCAAATAGTCATTGTTTCAAATTCGCCAATAGCATCTATAACTAATACACATGCATCATCAAATCCACTGGTGTAATACCCTGCGGCCGCATGACTATGATGATGATTTGTATAAACTATAGGGGCACTAATTTCGTACCTTGCCATATAAATTTCTATGTCGTTATCACGACGCTTCCAGCCCTGACCCGCTATTAGTTGTCTTAGGGTTTTCTTAAAAGGCTTTTCATACCAGTAAACACGTTCAGGATATCCAAATCGCTTGGCGTCAGCTACCAGCTCTTTACATAAGTCTCTATCATTTTTACAACCGCTATAACGTTCGCTATGACTGGCAAATACTAATTTTTCGTCACTGAATACTGCAAGTGCCGCATCGTGACTATTAGCACTTATTCCCCAGCTAATCATTTATAGATAAAAGGATCACGTTTCCGTAATTCTTCCAATCGTTTTTTAAATGCTCTATGCGCTTGCCATTTGTGTAGCGGCCATAAAAGAATTTCAATTAGTTTTTTCATAAGTTTCCTTAAACCATTTTTTAGCTTTCAACTGTATTTTGAGAGGGTTGGCTTCTTTTGCTTGTGTTATTTTATATAGTGTAGCCAATCTTCCTAACTTTATGATTGCATCGTTTACATCTTTAACATCATCTGGCCAATCTGGCATGCTGACACTCCAGCCGTAATCTAATGCTTGTTCCAATGTTAGTAACCCAGATTTGTCTCTATCCGGAACTAGCACAACTTCTTTATTCAATTGCTTGAGTAACCAATTTTGGCTATCTTTAATTTCAGCACCAAGCAAGGCACACCCGTTAATACTTATCGCATCAAACGGCCCTTCGCAAACAATTACGAATTGCCTGTTGTTATTTTGTGCATCTAAATTAAACACATAACCTGGTTGTTGTTCGCTCAGATACTTGGGTTTAGCATCTCCCACAGTACGGGCAGTCCACCCTACTATTTCATTTTTATAAACAAACGGAATAATAATTCTATTACTAAATCCAGTCTTAGGAGTCCAATAAAACGGATAACTTGTTGGATCTATATTTCGATCCGCTAGATAGTCTATACATTTTTTAAAGTTTTCGGGCAACGAAAAATCTGATTGTGCAATTTGTTCTGCCCATTCAATCATACTAAGAGAATCTATAGGCAGTGCTCTTGTATCAAATGTTGGAACTATGCTACGTACTTCAGCATTGGAGTCTTCATTTAACTTCAATGCTTCTAATCTCAATTGTCCGATGGTGTCATCGCCCATGCCCAAATCTCGCATGAACTTGTTCATCTTTTGGCTTACGAGTCTACCGGGTTGCCAGCTGGCTTTGAATCCGCAATTGAAACAGTGATAACTTACAGCATCGCCTGCATTGAATATGAGCCCACCCCGTTGACGTTTATCATCACAACATACTGCNTTGAAACTTATCCAACCACTAGGAGTTTGCTTCCGTTTTGCAGGAAGATAGCTGTTGATTGTGTCCGTGATTATACTCATATAAGTGAGTATAACAGACTAATTACAGCAGGTCAACCTTTATGATACAGTTACTTTGGTAATTGTGCCAGTTGTTGCCTGTGCATCTGTTCGATTGAAAGTTATACGCATGTAGGTATAATCTTCCATGTTTTGATATTGTTTGAGCATGTAAGCAGTTGTAGAATTGACAGTAAATGTATCCAACACAGTGCCACGAAGTGTAAAAGTTTCTGAACTGATACTGGCATCCTTGGTAACTTCAACTTTTACAGTTCCAATCAATTGACTGAATCTAAATTCCACATCTGATACTGTACTAGGAACTGCTTCGTAAAATCTCAAAGGTATTGCACTGCTATGGAAATATTCAATCATATCAGTACCGAACTGCAAATTTTTATAAAAACTAGTTACTACTTGTTCGTCTTTGATAGTGGGCATTGCATCACCAACAAGTTCCATTTTGCCAACTGCACCAAATCTAGTATCGCCATACAGCATAACTTCTTTGCCAGCTTGGCTGGCCGATACGCTGAATGATAAAAACTGATGATCCAATTGATCTAGATCATCTTGTGGAAGAGTAACTGATGCTAGACCTTTGTATGTGGTCTGAGGCAACATGGGAGTCACAGTGTATGGACTATTTGGCAATGCTTGCCCGCTGACATCCATAATGTTTAATTCAATATTAGTTAATGTAGACAAGTTGATACGCTTCTGGTCAGCGTTCTTAATGTCAAACTCTAGGGTATTATCTATACCAGCATAAATTTTTATGTTTCTTTGATACACGGTTGTATACTCCACAGTGAAACCTGCCAAATCAGCCAATAGTTCGATTCTATTTGGATATAAATACGTTGAGATTTTTTGCATTAGCGCAGGACCTTTATACTATATTTATGGCAAAACTAAGAGATAACATAGAACAAAAACTACCCTTTATCAGTGTGTTAAACTACGGTGAATTGGAATACATTGGTATTATCATAAATCAAGATCAATATGTAACCAGCTTTTACGACCTTAATGCCATTAAAACATTAGAAGAACGTGCTGTATTTTTAGATATAGGAGAAACTTGGTGGTGGGAATCAAACCGCCAATTTCCTATCAATATATTTTGCAGAGAACAAATACAACCGTTTCACTATGCCATTAAAACATTCAACAGCAAAGATGCCCGTGTTGTGTTAGGGCCTGTTGTTAATCTAATGAACTTGACTATGAAACGTGTTAAACGTAAAAGTGTACAGTTGGTCCGCAAGGTACGTTAAGCATACCCGTAACTGATACCTTCACATATCAAATTCATCTGCACCACAATAGCCATAGCATAGGCCACAGCATGAGCTTTCTTGAAATAATATTCCTCAGTCGTTGGTTTCGTCCATACTGACTGCGTTACTTCTGTCCACGGTTTGCCTAACAAATGTTTCTTGGCGGGGCGTATGATTGCTAGACACGCCGCGAGCTCTTCTATATTTTTCGGTTTCATTTTCCTCAATACGTGCCCGTGCCCATTCACGTGAAAGAGCAGATTCGTGAAGTCGTCCTGTTCCAATAGATCCCATAGTGGTTCAATCTCCATAAGTTGTTTAAGGTGTGCCTCATCCCTTACACCTTTGTAAATGCTAACATTCAAAAAATCTATCTTAAAATATCCACGTTCTTCTGCTTGCTTATAATCTATTGTGCTAAGTCCAGTAAGTGGATTGTACGGAATACTAGTACAATATACACCGGTATTGTGCTTTTTAAAAGTTCCATTATCTCCAATGGCGGCTGGAATATGCTTTAAAATATCCAACGCATCTGTGCGATCTAAAAAGTCTATATCAATATCAGGCATCTTTATTGTTCCTTGTTAACAGATAGTTTAATTTGTCAAATAACTTTTTATGGGCATGTTTTCCGGGATGCGCATTATCTGGAAATTCAGACGAAGCGCAATCTAGTTTTAATATAGTATCAATATTATCTAACATTTTAGATTTTTCTTCTATGGAGTCTGTACAATTTGCAGAGTCAAACAGATCTAAATTACAAACACCGTGAGAAAAAGGTAATTTAATTCCAAGTATTTCTGAATGCCAATCTTCTATCAACAATTCTATTTGGCCAACAATATTATCAAAGTCGTCTACATCTATTGGAGCTTGGCCTCCAATAACAATAGTTTTACATTTGAGCGTTGATATCAAATCAGTAAATTCTTGATATGCTAAAATTGCTAAATCTTTAGTTAATTTAGGTATGCTAAATTTTATTTGCGGGGATGTTAGTATCTCGTTTCTATCTCTAAGACTTTCTGTGTGAAACCAAATTAGCCAATCAACTTCAGTAAGATTTACTAAAAAATATTGTTTAGCTTCTCTAATAGTTTCTAAGTTAGTGCCACCATTCTTTGCAAAATTAATTACATTGTACCCTTCATTTTCTAATAACAATTCTAAATGTGTATCTGATGGATCGCCTAAATGAGTAACATTTATTTCTACATCGTCAGAATATAGTGTTTTTATTTTTTCAATAGTATTATTAATATAGTTAATAGGAGCATAAT